TTTATTGAATCTGCCGCCGCAGATACAAACCTTGAGCCAGATCAAGACTTAACAATATATAACGATGACAAGGTTCGGCTAACCAAATACTACGGGCTGGTGCCGAAAGAGTTGCTTGAGGCAGAGGATGTTGAAGTTGAAGAAGATTCAAAATATGTAGAGGCAATTGTTGTTATTGCTAATGGCGGAACACTGCTAAAGGCAAACAAAAACCCCTACATGATGAATGATCGGCCTGTAGTGGCGTTTCCTTGGGATGTGGTTCCGGGCAGATTCTGGGGTAGAGGTGTATGCGAAAAAGGCTATAACAGCCAAAAGGCGCTCGATACAGAGCTTCGGGCGCGTATTGATGCCCTGAGCCTAACCATTCACCCAATGCTTGCTGTGGACGCTACACGGCTTCCTAGAGGGGCTAAGCCTGAAGTCCGTCCCGGTAAGATGATTTTGACTAATGGAGATCCGCGTGAAGTACTACAGCCGTTTAACTTCGGACAAGTTAACCAGATTACATTTGGTCAAGCCGCCGCGTTACAGCAGATGGTACAGCAGGCTACAGGCGCGGTGGACTCTGCTGGTATCGCGGGTCAGGTTAATGGTGAAGCAACAGCCGCTGGTATCAGTATGTCTCTCGGCGCTATTATCAAGCGGCATAAGCGGACTCTTATTAATTTCCAGCAGTCTTTCCTCCTGCCCTTCGTAACCAAGGCGGCTCACCGCTATATGCAGTTTGACCCCGAAAATTATCCTGTAGCGGATTATAAGTTTACGGCAACAAGCACCCTTGGAATTATTGCAAGGGAATACGAGGTTACACAGCTAGTTCAACTGCTACAGACAATGAAGCAGGATAGCCCACTGTATCCTGTATTGATGCAAAGCATTATTGATAACATGAACCTCAGCAACCGTGAGGAGTTGATTGCGGCAATGCAACAAGCAGGCCAGCCAAATCCTCAAGCGCAAGAAATGGCAATGATGGTTCAGCAGTCTCAGCTAGAGTTCCAGCAAAGTCAGACAAATGCATTGAATGGTCAAGCGGCAGAATCGCAAGCCAGAGCATCTAAGCTTGCTATTGAAGCGCAAATAGCGCCTCAAGAGTTAGAGATTGATAAGATTAATGCAATTACCCGAAACCTAAAAGAAGGCGATCAGGAGGATAAAGAGTTTGAGCGCCGGTTAAAGGTAGCAGATAGACTTTTGAAAGAGCGACAACTGGAGGCACAGCCGCAAAATGTTAATGACTCAAACCGAAATCAACAACCTGTTCAGTCAGGTCAACGTGGCCTTCAAGGAGCAGTCAGACCGGCTCCAGCAAATGCGGGAGGAGTTAGACCGATTGGAGGAGAGACTTGATGCCCAAGAAAAAAGATCCAAAACTAGCACGCGCGGGCGTAAGCGGTTACAACAAACCGAAGAGAACGCCGAATCACCCGACGAAGAAGTTCGTAGTGGTAGCGAAACAGGGTGATAAAACCAAAACTATTAGGTTTGGCGATGCTAAAATGACTATTAAGAAAGATCAGCCAGCTAGGCGGAAGTCATTTAGAGCAAGGCATAAATGCGATACAAGCCCGCCAAGCAAGCTAACAGCTAGGTATTGGTCATGTAAGAAGTGGTAATTATCAAACAAAGGAGTTGCAGTGTCTGATCTTGAGCAGAAGTACAAACTCAAAACAAAAGAAGCTATTGATACAGCATTAAAGTATCACCGCTTGCTAAGGCGGAAAAAAGAAAAAGTAATCGTTATGTATTCTGGGGGAATGGATAGCGTATCTCTTGCTTGGAGTTTGCTTGAGCATACCGAGCATGAGGTACATATTCATTCAGTTCACTTGGATAATTCAGAAGGTCGTTACAAGGCTGAGGCAAATGCTATTCAATCAAGCATTACTTGGCTTAGAGAGCATCAAAGACCATTTGAGTTTTCATCCTGTATTTATTCGTACAAAGCTAAATATCCCGGCGGCAGAGATATGTCGCTGGCTTTGTTTCAGGCTGGCAGGGTAATTTCTACAATGGCTAAGCCTGTAGCCGCAGTGTTTACAGGCGACTACAACATGAGCAAAGAAGAAAGCGCAGAGGCATATAGCATATTGTCAGCTTTGTTTATGAATAAACCAACCAAGCCTGTGTGGGCGGCTCCGTTTGATTACATGAGTAAAACGCCTCTTGAGCGGAGTCTTGGCGTTTACTTTGCAATGCCCGAAGAGTTGCGTAAATTATATTGGTCGTGTAGAAAGCCAAAAGAAACACCGGCAGGATTTTTGACTTGCGGTGATTGTCATGCCTGTAATAGACAGCATTTGATGCATAAGGCTATTAAGAATGAAGGTTAAAGCACCAGAAGGTTATCACTGGATGAAATCCGGTAAGACTTACAACTTAATGAAAGATCCTGCAGATGGCTATAAAGCACATAAAGGTGCGTCAAAGTCTGCTGATTTTAAGGTTCAGAAAGTCCACAAGGGCAAATAGGAGGCTGTAATGGGTTATGGAATGAAGTCGTACAGTTCAAAGCCAAAGCCAAAAAAGAAGGCCAAGAAGAAAAAGGCTAAGAAGTAATGCCTGCCAAGCGAAAAAAAGCAAACGATGCCTGCGCCAAAAAGGTAAAAGCTCGTTACAAGGTTTGGCCTTCTGCTTACGCATCGGGCGCTGTAGCCAAGTGCCGCAAGGTTGGTGCCAAAAATTGGGGCAAGAAAAGTGGCCGTAAGAAAAAGTAAGAAGGGTGCCGCCCTTAAAAAATGGTTTAAGGAAGAATGGGTTGACGTAAAGACCGGCAAGCCTTGTGGTCGGAAGTCAGCAACCAAATCAAAGCGGCCTTACCCATCGTGCAGGCCAAAGGCTGTAGCGGCAAAAATGACTGCGGCAGAAAAACGCAGATCCGCTACCAAAAAAACAGGGCCAGCTAGAATTAAACATGATGTTACGGCATCAGGTCGTAGACGGAAGAAAACGAAGAAAGCTTGACCTTTATTTTTTAAACAGATAAAAGGCAATGGATAAAGAAACCGAAGAGTATTACAGCAAGTATTTTGATTTATTTCATAATGATGGCTGGAAACAGTTAGTCGAAGAATTAAGACAAAATGCTATGCTGATTAATAGTGTTGAGAATACAAAGGATAAAGAAGACCTTTTTATTCGCAAAGGACAATTAAAAGTTTTGGCGTATTTGCTAAACTTTCAATCAAACATAGAAACTAGCTTTGAGGAGCTAGGAAAAGAAAATGAAGATATTTGACTTTCGTTGCAAAAACGGTCATATATTTGAAGAGTTTGTAGACGGCACAACTACAGCCAGTAGGTGCGGCTGTGGCGCGATGGCTACAAAAATCGTTTCAGCATCTAATTTCGTGCTGGATGGGTCAACCGGAGATTTTCCCGGCAGGCACATGAAGTGGGTACGAGAACATGAAGAGGCTGGGCGACGAGGACGGGAAGCTCAACGCGAGGAGAGCCAATCCCATTAATGATTCCATAACCTTTAGGCGGAATAGGTTTTAATGATGTCAAGAGCGACACTTATTGATGAGCGTTTAGATGTAGAAGAATCTGACGTTTCGCAAGAAGTCGAAGATTCAATTGAGACTCCAGAACAGGAACAACCTCAAGAATCTGATATTCCAGAAAAGTATCGTGGTAAGTCTGTAAAAGATTTAATACAGATGAATCAAGAGCTTGAAAAGTTTTCAGGCAAACAGAGTACGGAAGTTGGCGAACTGCGTAAGTTGGTTGATAGCTATATTCAAACAGAACTCGACAACAAATCAGCACCTTTGGAACAGCAAGAAGATAAATCAACAGATGATGTTGACTTTTTTGTTGACCCACAAACGGCTGTTAATCGGGCAATAGACAATCATCCTAAGATTAAAGAGGCAGAAACGTACAACAAGCAGTACAAACAACAGGCCACTCTTGCTCAATTGAGATCAAGTCATCCAGATATGGATAACATTTTGCAAGACCCTAAATTTGCTGAATGGATTAAGGGATCGAAAGTTAGGACGCAATTGTTTGTTCAGGCAGACCAAGCGTATGACTACGACTCAGCGGATGAGCTATTTTCGCTTTGGAAAGAACGAAGCAACATAGTTCAAGAGACTGCGAAAGCAGAACGTGCGAGTCGAAGAAATGCGGTTAAGTCTGCAAGCACAGGCAATGCCCGAGGTACAGCGGAAAGGTCAAACAAGAAAACTTATCGTCGTGCTGACATTATTAAATTAATGAAGACCGACCCTGACCGTTACAACGCTTTATCTGATGAGATATTAAAAGCATACGCGGAGGGTCGAGTTAAATAGCCTAAAGGAGATTTACGATGGCTACAGCAACTTACCCCGGCGCGGCGGGTAATACCGCCCTAACAGAAGCGGCAACTTTTGTACCAGAAATCTGGTCCGATGAAATTATTGCCGCCTACCAAAAGAACTTGAAGATGGCTCCCCTTGTCAAGCGCATTTCTATGACTGGCAAAAAGGGTGACGTTATTCATATTCCCAAGCCTACTCGTGGTGATGCCAATGCTAAGGCGGCAGATACTGCGGTAACAATCATTGCGAACACCGAGTCAGAGTTGACAGTTACCATTAACCGTCACTTTGAATACTCGCGTCTGATTGAGGACATCGTGGAGGTGCAGGCTCTGTCATCTTTGCGTCAGTTCTACACTGAAGATGCTGGTTATGCTTTGGCTGTTCAGGTTGATACCGACTTGCACTCTGCTGGCACTGGCTTTGGTGACGGTGGCGCTATTGTCTACTCAGGCTCTGTAGCACCTACTGACTATCAGCATACTGGCTGTTTCTTTAACGACGGTGGTACTACCACTCAGTACACTGATGACACTCTGGTAGCTGGTGATGAGTTCACGGATGCTTTCTTCCGTGACATGATCCAGAAGATGGATGACAACAATGTACCAATGGAAAATCGTAACCTGATTATTCCGCCTGCAACGCGCAATGCGATTATGGGTATTGATCGGTATGTGTCATCTGACTTTGTATCAGGACAGTCAGTAAACAGCGGTCTTATTGGTAACCTGTATGGCGTAGACGTTTACGTTTCTGCCAACTGTGCAACCATTGAGGCGGCGGCTGACAACACTGTTGGCAGTGTCGATACTCGCGCGGCCCTGCTGTTCCATACGGAAGCAGTTGTAATGGCTGAGCAAATGGCAGTACGGTCACAGACACAGTACAAGCAGGAATACCTCTCTACGCTGTACACCGCAGACACCCTTTACGGTGTTCAGGTGTATCGCCCAGAGGCTGGCTTTGTACTGGCAGTACCATCTGCCTAATCCTTCGGGGGGCTTCGGCCCCCTTTTCCTTTTGTTTGTTTTTCTTGGAGTAGGTTATGGCAACCACGATTAAGCTAAAGAATGGATCAGGAGCGCCTTTGGCGAGCGATCTAGTCCAAGGCGAACCGGCATTAGACCTGACCAATAAGCGGCTGTATTCAGAGGATTCTGGCGGTACGGTCATTGAGATTGGCACCAACCCAAGCACGTTATCTATTGCTGGCACCGCAGTAACGGCTACTGCCGCAGAATTGAATATCTTGGATGGCGTGACATCAACCGCCGCTGAGTTGAATATTTTAGATGGGGTTACTGCAACAACAGCAGAACTCAACATCCTTGACGGCGTAACCTCTACTGCCGCCGAGTTGAACATCCTAGATGGTGTTACATCCACTACTGCCGAATTAAATATTCTCGACGGTGTAACTGCTACTGCCGCCGAGTTAAATGTCCTTGACGGTGTTACGGCATTTGTCGATGAAGACGATATGAGTAGTGATTCTGCTACGTCGATACCTAGCCAGCAATCAGTCAAGGCTTACGTTGATTCACAGGTTGCTTCAGCCGATACATTGGCAGAGCTTACAGACACCAATGTAACCACCCCGGCTGATGGAGCGTTGTTGTTTTATGACACTACTACGTCCAAGTGGATTGACAACGTAGTATCAGGAGACATAACAATTGCTGACACAGGGGTAGCCGCTATTGAAGCTGGCGTTATTGTTAACGCAGATGTTAACGCTAGTGCGGCTATTGACGTATCTAAGACTGCTTTGACGGCAGGCACAGGCTTAACCCTTACGACAAACACCCTTTCGGTTGATGCGGCACAGACTCAGATTACGTCTGTAGGTACTTTGTCGAGCCTTTCGGTATCAGGCACCCTGACGCTTGGTGGTACAGCAGTTACTGCTACGGCGACTGAACTAAACTTGCTGGATGGTGTAACTGCGACAACAGCAGAACTCAACTACACAGACGGCGTTACGTCAAATATCCAGACACAACTAGACGCCAAGGTAGGCGCTAGCTACACAGGTGACGTAGACATCACAGGAGAATTGCTGGTTGATAGTTACAACGAGAGTTACGCCGCTCCAACAAGCTCTAGTAATGCGACAACAGTAGATTGTGAGGCTGGCAATGTGTTTAGCCACACGTTGACTGAAAACACTACGTTTACTTTTAGTAATCCTCCAGCGTCTGGTACAGCTTACGGTTTTTCTTTGAAGATTATTCAAGATGCTAGCGCCTCTGGATACACAGTAACTTGGCCTACTGAAGTTGATTGGCCTAGTGCTACAGCGCCAACACTGACAGCTACAGCGTCTGCTGTGGATCAGTTTGTGTTTTACACCCATGACGGCGGTACAACTTGGTACGGGTTTACAGCGGGGCAAGCACTTGGATGAGTAGCGTAGCTAGAAAATTACTTCAGGTTCAACCTTCTGCCGCAGAAGCCGCAAGCGACGATAACTTTGCCAATGTTGTCCTGTTGCTAGATCGGAAGA